TTACTGGATTATTAAGAAGCTCTCCATCATCCTTTGCTCTCGTAAATTCTAATGCTCTCATGTAAGTACTCCAATCGCGATATAGTATTTATCGTTTACTTGGTGTACGCACCTTTGATATACTCAATACGAGCAGTGCTTACAGCACCTGTGCCAGTTTCAACCATAAGACATAGTCGCAAATTAGAATCATTAGGGATACCTGCGGCAGTAGAGTATGTATGTACTAGCACCATATCACCTGGAGTTGCAGTTGTAGCAACTTTGTTGGCATAAAATTTAATATCAGTACCGTTCCAGTGTATACCTAAACTTACAACGCTTAGATCTGCATCATAAGTTTGTGCAGTACCAAGTGCAGTACTAATTGTACCGCCAGTATTTTTTGCTGCAGCGAAAGTTATAGCATCATTATTATGCACTGCTTTTACAAATCCAACACGATCTGTTCCTGCTCCAGCAGATGTTAAATGAAAACTATCAACATCTGCAGCTCTTTCTGTTAATCCAAAAAAGAACTCTACACCATCATGGTCATTAAGATTGAATCTTGTTTTTATCCACCATGGCTTTGATGCAACACAAGTATAATTTGTGCCTGCTGTTGCTATTGCAGTTTGATGTCCGTCAGTTCCGCCAGTTGCTAGTGTAAATCCACCAGACAGTAAATCTGTGCCAACTGCGGCTGTTAACGCACTACTGTTGTCTGTGTCTGTTTCCCAGATAAAAGTATTTGTACCTACATTAGCAATTCTATCTTCATTAAAAATTGCGTGGTTATCTAGAACATGCACACCAACACGTTCTTGAAATCCGGGAACAAAAGGAGGAGCATTAAATACTGCCTCACCAAAGCCAGTTCTTAAACTGCCTGACCCTGTAATTGTGTAGTCACCTGCTACAGTTTTTGTTTGACTCATAACAATAATCCTATTTTATGTATTATTTATCACTAGTTTAAACTCGTCTAAATACATTGTTCTAAAGTTATCCTTTTTTCGCCATCTTTCACTTGTAAATTCATGCAATGGATTGACATGTACTATATTTTTGCCAGGAAACTTTTGAAGTAATATTTCAATCTGATCTACCCAGTTACGCCATGGTGTAGGAGGACTGTCTGTACCTTTGTAATGTTCTGTACCCGCGTATATATTGTTAACAAGATTGTGCTGACCTTTGAGATCAAAGCCTATCAAGTATATATAATTACTTTCACTTAGACAAGCAAGCCCTACCGCCGCTGGGCCGCTACTCCAGTTATGCACAAGTTGCGGTAAAACTATTGAGCCGCTGTGCTCTACTAGATACTGTTGTCTTGTATAGTGAGTATATTGCTTAGGGTATTCAGTGTTTTGTATTTCTTGTGACATACCTTTATCTGTACTTACAAGTATGTTTAGTGAGAACTCTTGGTATATTCTGTTACACCCATACACAAAGCCGTGTTTAAGCAATTCATTAGGATCTACATCTAATCTTGTGATGCCATTACCTAATATAAAGGCAAAGTCTTTGTTCACTTTTTACGTTTAAATGCGTCAAAGATGTTTGATATTTTGTCAGTAAAGGATTCTTCTTGTTCAACACCCGGTGCGCTTATTGTTTTAAAAGTACCTTGTTCACTTTCTTGTGTGACTTGATCTTGTTTTACTTTTTTAGCGTTTTCTTTTTTATTACGCTCTGCTTCACGAATTCTCGATTGTACAGATGTGCTTTCCATACGCTCTAAGTTGCCAAACATTGTTTGACAAATAGGACAAACTAGCACCACATCAGCAGTACCCATAACCATGTTCATAGGAGCGTGTGCTGGTTTGCCATCAAATCCACCACTGCATTCATAAGAAGTTGCAGGGTCAATATATCTTATATCGCCCCAGCGCCAGTGATGTTTTTTTAACATTTCTTCTTCTGCCATAATAGTCTCCTTGATATTACTATAATGTAACAAAACCATAGCGAAAAGTCAATCTATATTTTAGGTAAAAAAAATGGCACCCCTAAAAAAAGGAGTGCCATATTGTTAGTTTAAAACTTAGGTAAACGCTGTTGCGATTGTGCCATCAACAAAGTTGACACCACTCACATGCCAAAGAGCGTCTGTGATACATACATAGTTAAGCATGCTACCAATGAAACGTCCTTTTGTGTCACCATCAGCAACGTACTGGTGATCAGCCGCTGCCGGGATGTCTAGTCCAAGTGTTGCACCTGCGTTAGTAGCAACTACGCTACCAACGTTGTCCTTATCAATTACGATAAGAGCGCCTTGTAGTACGTCTGCACTAGTTGCAGCATTAACAGTAAATGTGTTTGAAGTAACAGTTGTTCCAATGTGGAAACTGTACTCTAAACCTGCTGTTGCTGCTGGTAGTGTTACTACACAACCTGCTGCACGGTTAATAGTAAAAATACTACCTGACTGTGCAACTGTTGGTGCTAGTGTTGCGGCAGTATTTGCCACAATGTTTCTTTTATATGAGAGTGTTAGACCAACACCGCCTGCTGTACTACCGTCAGAGATAAAGAATTGATTGGTTGAATCATCGAAGAATAAATCTCCATCTTTACCTGTATGACTAGCAGTTGCAAGGGTAATAGCCTTACCTCTGAGTATTCTTGTTGTCATTTTCTCTTCTCCTTATATTTAAACTTATGAGAATGTGATGTTTGACAATGCTACTTCACCAACATAATCACCAGCATTTCCAAGTGAACTTGCTGTGTTTGATAGTTCAATATAACCATAACGTGTCATAAATGATACTACTGGCTCAAATGTACTTGGATCAAGCACTGTGCCACTTGACATTAGCGGAACGTATGGGCAATAGAATGCTGCCGCATCAGTTTCACTTGAGCCTTTGTAGCCAACTAGTACTGCTGTTGCGTCTGCTGCATATGAATCAACATATACACGCATTGCACCATTTAGTGTACCTACAAACTTAGTGTTTGTTGGTGCCTCAAATGTACCTTCTGTTGTACGAGCAAATGCACTTGTTGATGCACTCTGAAGCAAAGTTAATGCTTGTGGTGAAACAACAGCATAGTTACCTGCACCGCGACGTGTGCGCTGTGCAATCTTGTTTGCTGTACGGTTGATAAGGACTGCAAGTGCTGCATGCTCGTCACCAACGTATGTTGCTGTACCAGAAACTGTTGCTTGGTTGAAAGTCTCTTCAGTTGCTGCTAGTGAGCGAAGTGAACCAATAACTTCTTGATCGATTTCAGCAGTGATCTCTTGTGCAAGAGCTGCCATTACTTCTGCCTCAACGTCGATGCCGTGCATTGACTGTGCATCTTGTGCTGCTTCAAAAGTCCAGCGTGCCTGTAGTTTACGAGTCTTTGCTTCGACCGGCTGCTTTAGGATCTGGATTGACATTGCACGACCGCCTGTTCCTTCTTTTGCTGCAGTTGTGTCACCCTTACCAGTAGTAAGTGAGCCTGAATATGCTGTAGCAATTTTGAACGGTGATAGTGCTTCATCGCCTGCAATTGTATCTGTGTCAAAAGGTGAACTCGCTGTTGAGTCCGCTGCTTCTGCATAGCGTACACGCAATGTGTGGATTTGACCGACTGGTCCTTGCATTGGCTGTACGCCAACGATTTCGTTTGCAATAACTGTTGGCATTACACGACGGATAACAGGTAGAATTACACGGTTAAGTGTTGCTACGTTACCACCGGCTGTTGCGCCTGCTGTTGCTGCTTCTTTCAAGTGTCTTTTAGTGTTTTCTAAAACTACACTCATGCTGTTACGGCGATTACCTTCTAGACCTTCAAGAAGTGCTTCTTTGGTATCGTCCCAACGGCTTTCTAATAGTACGTCTGACATTTAAGTCTCCTCTATAGTACTTTATTTTAAGCCAGCAAGTTTACGGATTTCAATGATGTTATCATTTTCTTCTGAAACCTGGACTGTTTTTTGTTCTTTATTACCTGTAACTTCACTGCGGCTTTCTGTAATAGTTGATTTTTTATTTTCTTTAATCATTGATTTGCCGTCCAGTACTGCTGGTAGGTAACGATCGAAAGCAGGCTTCAACTTTGAAGTCTGTACGCTTTCTAATAGGTCAGTCATAATTGCTGCCTTATCTTTGTTGAGTGGCTTAAGAAGTGTGTTTAGTGTTTCTTTACGCTCTACACCCTCATTAATCAAAGCAATTTCTTGCTCCTTGCTCTCAACTAACTTAGCCTTTTCTTCAAGACTCTCGTTGACTTGAGAAACTTCCTCAGTAGCCGCTTGGACTGCTGCTTCTAGTTCCTTAATCTTTTGATTTTCATTGAGATGACTTGTCGAAAATTCTGTAGCAAAAGTTTCGAAGATTTTACGTCCGAAAGTATTCTCTTTTGCAATTTGAATATCTTCTTTGAGTTGAGTCATTTCACCTTTAAGATAGCCAGTTACTGCTTCATTAACGGCTTTACTTGTGTGCTTTACAAACTTCTCTTTGAGGTTTGCAAACTGCTCACGAGCTTCTTTGACAAGTCTAACTTTAGTTTCAACAACATCGTTGCGATCTTTTTGGAATTCACCAATCTCTTCAGCCAGTTGAGCAGTGATAAACTCTTCGAGTTTAGCAATAGTTGCTTGCTGACTTGCACGATCTTCGTGTAAATCCTTTAGTTCTTCACTAAGTTGTTTGACTAAAAACGTGTCAAATGTGCCACTTGCTTCTTGCATTTTTGCAACAAACTTTGCACGGTCTTCTGTAATTGCTTTACGCTCTTCAGCGATAGCGGCAATTTCAGTAGTTAGACCTTCAGTAACCATACGATCCAAGGCTTCAACCATAGTAGATTTATCATGCTCATAGCGTTGTGCAAACTCCTCACGAAGTTCTGCAGTAACCTGTTGACGAGTTTCGTTCATCTTTGCTTCCCATTGTTCAGCAATTTCAGTACGAGTTTCCTCATTAACAAGGTCGCTATCCAATAGTGGTTTGATAGCATCTAGCATTTTGATCTCCTAGATCTTTAGTTCCCTGATAAGACGAATCATTTCCTCTTTCAGGTATTTTTGCACTTTGGCGTTGCCGTTTGCTTCACGAGCAACGTCAAGTACTTTATGCCCCCCACGCATATTAAGTAGTCCTTCGTAAATCGCTACTGGATATGCATTTGGTGCACTGGGTTGTGCCACAACGTCAACTGTGACAATTTCAAAATCAGCAACTTGACCACTGGATTCGCTAACGTTTCCACTGCCTCTGCTACTAACTCCTAATTTTACTCCACCCTCGATCATTGTTTTCACAAGTTGACCCATAGGTGTTTCAAGAATCTTCAACTTACCATATCCGTTAGGTCCATCCATCCACATATTTTCAATCATATGTGATACTCGATCAAGGTTAATTTTGAGATCATCTGGATGGTCAACTTCGCCTAAAACTGAATTTCCGTTTTTAATTTGCTCGTTGATAGTAGTTACGGCACTAGTAATCTCAGAGACAGGGTAAACACGCTTGTTTGCGTTCTCTACCCCGCCCTGA